TGGTCAACTCGCCCCAGGTCACCGAGCGTAGCTGGCTTTCGCTGTTGGCACTCACGATCACCGTTGAGCCAATTCGCGTGGACAACATCCACAAGATCAACCAACTCACCAGCGCAGACTTGCCAATACCCCGGCCACTAGACACCGCCTCGCGCAGCGTATTCATGTCCAACTGCCCCTGATTGTCTTTGATGTGCTTGGCGATGTCGCGCAAAATTTCGCGCTGCCACTTTCTTGGGCCGCTGAACTTAGCTAACGGCGTATTGGGTTGGCCCCACGGAAACGCAAACAACACAAACGACTCAGGGTTGTCAGCAATCGTTGGCGACCAAAGCTTGGTCATCAGGATCTGTTCGTCTTCGGCGCTGTAGCGAGTTTTTTGCATTTTTAGAAAATAAAAAAATTTCTATTAAAAAAGTTAAACCTATTTTACTTGCTACTGTTTCTAAAGATTTAGAAGTAAGTTTTTCTCAACTAACTGATACAATAACGAAAGTACTCAATGGAACGGCTTATTCAAGCAATAAAAAAAAACATTAAAGATCATAAACAAGAATTATCACAAAATTTATTAGGTAAAGGTGTAGAAAATATATCTGAATTCAAACGTGTCTATGGATACGCACAAGGTTTAGATAAAGCATTTCAAATAATAAATGAAACAATCGAAAAATATAAAAAAGGAGATATAGAAGATGAATAGTAATGAAGCATGGGCAACGGATAATGATATACCTACACCTGAAAAAATACCACAACCAGTAGGATATAGAATATTACTTAGACCTAGAGGAGCGGTAGTAAAAACTAAAGGTGGAATAATTTTATCAGATTCTTCACAAGATAATCAAGCTTACTTAAATAGTGTAGGACAAGTGATTGCTATGGGACCAGAGTGTTATAGCGATAGAAAAAGTCCTTGGTGTAAAGTAGGAGATTGGGTTATTTTTGGTAGATATGCAGGAGCAAGAGTTTCTGTACAAAAAGTAAAAATGGTGTTATTAAATGATGATGAGATTATTGCAACTTTGGAAAATCCAGAAGTAGTAACTCAACAACTGTAACATACATTAACGAAAGTTAATGCCAACATAGGAGAAACTATGATAGACGAAAAAGAAAATAAGAATGAAGAATTAGAAGTTAATCTTGAAGAAGTTGAAACGGAGAAAGAGGTTAATGTACCTTTAAATCCTTTAGAAAAACTTCAACAAATGCAAGAAGAACCTTCTAAAGAAGATAAAACTTTTGAGAACGAAAGAGAGATTAAGCTTGAAGAAAAAAAAGATGAAAAAGCACCAGCTTATTCAGATGACATGCCTTATTCTGTTAAAGTTCGTAAAAGAATCCAAAAAGAAGTAGCCAAAAGAGCAGAAGCAGAACAAAGAAGTGTTGAACTAGAAGAAAAACTAGCAGCAATGGAAAAAAGAACTTATGATATAGCTAATAAATCGTTAGGTAATCAGCTTTCTAGTGTTTCTAATCAACTTAAATCAGCAATTGAAGAAGGTAATACTGACGAACAAGTAAAATTGTATGAAAGTATGGCAGAAATCCGTAGTCAAATGACTAAAACGGAAGATTATGCTGCAAGAGTACCTCAAAAAACTGAAAAGTCTGAAAAAAAAGCTCCACCTTTGGCAACAGAGTGGGTTAAAGAAAATTCAAAATGGTTTAATAAGCCTGGTTATAGAAAAGAAACAGCTATGGCTTATGGAATTGATGCTGAATTAACAGAAGAAGGTTGGGATGTGCACGATCCTGGATATTATGATGAGATGACTAAAAGACTTAAAGAAAGTGGTCTTTCTTATTTTAATAAATCAGAAGAAAACACTTCCAAAGCTGCTGAAAATGTAGTACAAAAAAATAATAGAGTGCAATCTCCAGTTGCTGGAGTTTCTCGTAAAACAGGAACATCTGGTAATAGAGTTAAACTAACCTCTGACGATTTATCAACTGCTAAAACTTTTGGTATAGACATCAGTGATGAAGTGGCACTAAAACGATTTGCTAAAGAAGTAAAAAGCTTTAGCGACACAGGACAATAGAAAGGAGCCTGACATTATGAACAAAGATAATAAAATAAAAAATGAAACTAGAGTAGAAAAATCTACACTAGCTTCAAAATGGCGACCGAGTAACTTATTAGAAGCGCCTGAACCAAGACCTGGTTATGCTCAACGTTGGGTAGCAACTATGGTATTAGGACAGGAAACGCCTACGAATGTAGCTAAACGGTTGAGAGAAGGTTGGCAACCAAGAGACATTAAAACTGTCAAAGATGGTCAACATTTTCCAACGATAGAACATGGCAAATTCGCTGGGCATATTGGAATAGAAGGAATGGTACTTTGTGAAATGCCTGAAGAAATGGTTAATCAAAGAAATGATTACTATGCTCAAATGACTAACAATTTAATGCAGTCAGTTGAACAGGACATGAACAGAGTTGAAACACCAGGCCAACCTATCCAAAGGTCTTTTAAATCTAGAGTTAGTTCGGACGGCAATTAACAACTAACAAAGGTAAATAAAAATGGCAAATGTAAATGCACCAAATGGTTTCGTACCATTAAGACATTTAACAGGCGGTGTTATTAGAGCCAATGAGTATGCAATTGCAAACGGCTATGCAGCCAATCTTGCAAGTGGAGACCTCGTTACTTTGGCAACCGATGGAACAGTTATAAGAGGCACAGCGGGCGGAGTTGCTCTAGGTGTTTTTTATGGCGTTGAATACATTGATAATGACACTGGTGATGTTAAATTTAAGAAAGTTTGGAGTAATGCCACAGCTGTTAAATCGGGAACTCCGATTAAAGCATATGTGTATGACGATCCAAATATCACTTACGCAGTCCAAACTAACGGCGTATTCGCAACAGCAAATGTTGGTGAATTAGCTAATGTTACAATTGGAACGTATAACTCAACCTACGGACATTCAACTGATGAATTAGATATCGCAACTCTTGCAACTACTGCAAAAGTTTTGAGAATACTAAGATTAATTGATTATCCTAATAATGCGGCAGGCGCTGATGCATCTGTAGAAGTAGTAATAAATCTATCTCTATATGGTACTCAGAACGCTGGCGTTTAACCTTAACAATAGGAGTTAAAAATGGCTTTAAACAGAGCACTTTTTACCAAACAGCTCAATTTAGGTTTAAACACCGTGTTTGGTATGGAATACGATAGATATCCAGAACAATGGAGATCATTATATTCTACAGAGCAATCAATGAAAGCATTCGAAGAAGATGTACAAATGATCGGATTCGGTGCTGCACCTACTAAAGCTGAAGGTGCCATGATCAATTATGATTCTGGCAGAGAAGGCTTTGTCTCAAGATATGTGCATGAAACTGTCGCTTTAGCTTTTGCGATTACAGAAGAAGCTGAAGAAGATGGCTTGTACGGTTCTCTAGGCGCTAAATATGCAAGAGCACTAGCAAGATCAATGCAACATACTAAAGAGATAAAAGGTGCAAATATCTTTAATAATGCAACTACTACTTCAACTGGAGGAGACGGCGTAGCTTTAATGAACGGCTCTCACCCACTTGGTGGCGGTGGTACAGCATCTAACATCCTAAGCACACCTGCGGATTTATCTGAAACGTCTTTAGAGACACTTTTAGTTCAAATCTCAACTGCTGTAGATGATAGAAGCATACCTGTTGCGTTATCTGGAAGAAAACTTGCAGTTCCACCTCAATTAGTGTTCATTGCAGAAAGAATTATCAAGTCTAATTTAAGACCTGGTACTGCTGACAATGATATCAATGCAATGAGAAATATGGGTATGATACCTGAAGGTGTAGTAGTGAATCAAAGATTTACTAACCCTGATCAGTATTTTATCTTAACTGATTGCCCAGATGGAATGAAACACTTCGTTAGATCACCAATCAAAAAAGCTGTTGAAGGCGATTTTGAAACTGGTAACCTAAGATACAAGTGCAGAGAAAGATACAGCTTCGGTTTTACAGACTGGAGAGGTGTATACGGATCTGAAGGCGTAGCATAATAAATAATTAATTACTAGGCGTAGCAATACGCCTAGTAGTTTTAAACTAACCCAAACGACTGCGAAAGCAGACTATTATAAGGAGATAGACTATGGGAACTACTACATTTTCTGGCCCAATTAAGGCTGGAGTAATTAAAGAAACAACTGGAACTACTTTAGGTTCAGATGTAAAAAACACAGGTCAAGTTGTAATGGCACAATCAGTAATAGTTGATATTATTGGTGCTTCACATTTAAATCAAGTATGTGCAGTAATTCCAGCAAACTCACAAATAGTTGACGTTATAGTTAATGTAACTACAGTGAATAATGATACTGGTGCAGCAACTGTTTCAGTAGGAACAGTAGCGGATGCAGATGCATTTATAGCTACACTTAATGTTAAAGCTTTAGCAACTACTCACGGTACTTTAGATACAGAAGCAACTAATGTTGGTGCAACTGACATACAAGTTCTTGCTGATTTTACAGGTGCTAATGGAGATGGTACAACTGGTGCAGCTACAGTTACTGTTATGTACTTACAAAATAATTCTATTCAAGACGCAGTAGATTTATAATAATTAATTAAGTGTGGGCTTCGGCCCACACAATAATTTTAAGGAGAAACAAATGGCATCATATTCAAGTGACCAACAGGTAGCACACGCTACAGCAGACGCACAAATGGTTCCTCAAGGACAAAGAGCTAGAATAACAGGTATCCAAGCAGAGGGTGCTGCAAGTTCTAGTATCATTTTTAAATCTGGTGGAGCAGCTGGAACTACAATCGCTACATTTAAATTTGGAGATGAGGGAATAGATTTTTATGTTCCAGGTTCTGGAATTTTATTTGACGATGGAATCTATTTAGATTTAACTGCAACACCTGGTGTTACTATAACATTTACGTAGGATTAAATTGTGGCTACAATAACTTACACAGTAACCGTAGCAACGGGAACTAATCAATACGGTACCGGTAATAAATTTTATATTAACGGAGAGGCTAATGTTGTCTTGTACTTACAAGAAGGCAATACTTATATCTTTGATCAATCTGATAGTTCAAATTTAACTCATCAACTAGCTTTTTCAACTACTGCAAATGGAACACACGCAACACCGGCCGGTGTTGCTTATACTACAGGCATAACTACAGCCGGAGTTCCTGGTAATGCAGGAGCAAGTGTAACTTTTAATGTTGCACCTGTTAGAACTACAGGCGCTCCACTATTATTTTATTATTGTACTGCTCACAGCGGTATGGGTAATACTGCACAAACTATTTCACCTACTTCAGAAACTACAGAATTTAATCCACAAATAGACGACATCATAGAAGAAGCGTTTGAGAGAACAGGTGTAAGAGGAACTAGAACAGGTTATCAATTAAGATCTGCAAGACGTTCTTTAAATATAATGTTTCAAGAATGGGGTAACAGAGGTGTTCATTTATGGAAAGTAAAACTTGCAAAAATTCCATTAGTTCAAGGTCAAGCAGAATATAGTTATGCAAGTGATTCTGCAAATTTTCCAGATGATATTAGCACTGTATTAGAAGCGTATTATAGAAATAATAGTGACACAGCTAATCCTCAAGATATTGCATTAACTCAAATTAGTAGATCACAATATTCACAAACACCAAACAAATTAACTCAAGGTACACCTTCACAATATTATGTAGCTAGAAGATTAAATCCAAGCATATTTTTATACGCTACACCAAGTTCTAGTGTATCAAGTACAACTACACCAAGTAGTTTTCAATTTTGTTTTTATTATTTATCTAAAATTCAAGACGTTGGGGCATACAACAATACTTCTGATGTCGTGAATAGATTCTATCCATGTATGATTTCAGGTCTTG